TAAATCACCTGTTGTCAATGCATCACCATCATTGTCTACGCTAGGATCACTAGCTTTAGCACCTAAGTATGTATCATCAAAATTATCGGCTGCTGCCTCTGCTGCTGCTTGAGCAGTTTGAGCCGCAGTTGCAGATGTTGCCGCACTTGTTGCAGAAGTTGCTGCATTTGTTTCACTTGTCGCTGCATTCGTAGCAGATGTAGAAGCATTAGAAGCCTGGGTTGTTGCTGTAGTAGCCGATGTAGCTGCATTCGTTTCTGACGTAGAAGCCGCCGATGCAGAAGAAGCCGCATTCGTAGCGGAAGTCGCAGCATTTGTTTCGCTGGTTGCCGCATTGGTTGCGCTGGTACTAGCTTCACTTGCTTTTGTTGTAGCTGTTGTAGCAGAACTAGCAGCGGATGTTGCTGAACTAGCAGCATTTGTTGCCTGGGTACTAGCTGTTGTTGCGGAGGTTGCAGCGTTGGTTTCTGATGTAGCCGCATTACTTTCTGAAGTTGATGCTGCTGATGCTGATGAAGCTGCCGCTGTAGCACTAGCTGCTGCCGCTGTAGCACTAGCCGCAGCGTTAGTTGCTGACGTTGTTGCGCTTGCTGCATCAACAATAAGATCCCATTTTGCACTATCTGTATTTGTTGTAAGTGGCTGTGAACCAGAAGAAGTATGAGCTGTATTAGCCATAAAGATATTATTAGTAGAAGTATCTTTTACTAAATCTCTTTCTGCATATGCTGTAGATGCTGACCAATCTCCCTGGAATGTACCTAATTCTTGTGTAACAGATAATTCACCAGAAGTATCAAATGCTAGTATTTTAGATGCACGATCTGTAGCTCCAACAGTAAATTCTGTAGAAGTCATTGTATTGGTACGTGATAGTTTAATAGATCTATCTACTTGTTCCTGGAGATCTTGACCAATAATTGTTAATTTATCTAAAGCAGATTCATGTGTTTCTGCTGGGAAAGGATCATTAGCAACATAGTCAGTTGCTTGTGTTTTTGTTGTATTTCTTCGTAGTACAACAGTTTCTGTAGATAAAGGAGCTGTGACAAAAGTGACTGTTCCTCCAGATGCACTGCCAACACCAGATATGCTGTAGTCTGATGCGCCAACACCTTCAGAACGTACTGATTCTGTTCCTGTGCTAGATCTTACAATAACTTCTATATCACTAGATGTAGGGATATAAAAACTATAGGTAAATGCTGTAGTAGATCCGTTTCCACTATAGGAGTTTTTAGTCGTTGTTGAAGATATTGTCATACAGTTATAGTTTCATATTATAAATATTGCATTTCTTCAATATAATTATTCAGTTAGTTGCGGTGGTCTTTCTGGTAATAATTCAGTCGGTTTCCACCAATAATCTGAACCTTTTTCATATAATAATCTTTCTCTCCTTCTTCTGTTCTTATAATGATTATTATTAATTTGATAATCTATTTGATCAAACAAATATCGTTGTAATAATAATTTTAAATAAAATGGTTTTGGAAACCAGCTACGAATAAAACGAGATACTCTACCTCCATAATTTACTTCTTCTTCTCCAGCTACTGCTTGATACAATGCACCGCCAGTAATTCCTAGTAAATCACCAAACAACCCTACTATTGGTCCACTTAACAAAAATCCTAATTCTCTTGCATCTGGATCACCAACAAGCGTATCACCAAATGGACCTAATGCTCCCCCTTTTAAAATAGCTTGTGTCCAAAAAGTTCCTGTATTTACATCTCTTGGATCTTTTCCATTAACAATATCATTTAATAAAAGAATAGTTGCACCAGATAAAGTCATACCGCCTGTTAATACTGCTGTATATTTTGCTTTATTAAGCAATCCAGGAGGAGCTGTAAAAGCACGTTGGATGTTATGAATAATAATATTGATAGGAAAACTTTTAAACATAAACGCTGATAAACCAAATTCACCAGCAAAAGTACCTCTTCTTAATTGTGCTGAACGTGATTGTTGACGCAAAGAATTAACAACAACCATATGATCTTGTTCTGTCTGAACTAAATCTTTTAATTTAAAAGCTGCTTCTCTTGCAAATTTTTCATCAACATCTGTTCTTGATGCAATAGCACCTGGATCTATAAATTTTAAATTACCTCTAGGATTCCATTTTTTTGTTGTTCTAATTAAATCCCACTCTTGTTTTGTAATACCGTATTGTTCTAGTAATTTTATTGTTTTCCCAAATTTATTAAAAGTTCCTTTAGCTTCTTTAATTAACTGATCGTAAGAATATTTTGTATATTGACCAAGACCGCTATCAGATAAAATAAATTTACCGCCAGCATTTCTTCCCTGTTGTGTAAAACGGCTAACACCACCAGCTCTTAATAATGCTGTAGAATAGGCTTTTGAAAAACCTCCACTATCTGCATCTTCCATAAACCTAGACATTGCCATATTGTTTTGAATCATATCATCTAATATAATTTCTAAATACGCTGCATCTTGCCTTCCTTGTTTTCCTTTAAATTGTTCACGTAAACTTTTCAAAACAGCCATCCATGGACTCCAACCACGCAAAGCTGCATTGTTAAATGTTGTTGCTAAATCACCAACTAAAACAACTGGTCCTGAACCAGACAATAATGTACCTGTTGTATAATTACGAAAACCACTTCCTATTTTAGCAAATAATTTATTATCTGTTAAATATCCTTTACCTACAAACAAATCGTATTCTGCATCTGCTTTTTTTATAAATTCATTTGCTCTATCTAACTCTTCTCTTCTTCCAAGAAATTTTCCTTTACCTAAACCACCTAATCTTTTTCTTGGTTTTAATCGTACTTTTCTTGATTCATCTAAAACATATTTTTTTAAACTATTACGTACAGTTGTTGGTTTTGGTCCAAATAATTCTGTTTCTGCAATAGCTCGTGATACTGTATCAAGATGTTGATATGTCATTTGTATAGGATTATCGCCGCCAAAACGTAAATTATATTCATAAAAAGAATTAGCATCTTTAAATATTAAAAAACGACTTTCTTGAAATTTTTTTAATCCTGTTTTTTTACCAACACCCAAACCATCAGTAATGATATTATTAAAAGAAGCCATTAAGGCTTTGTTGTATTCTTGATCTGGTAATTTATCAAAAGTTAAACCAGTTTTATCATCAATCATTTTAGAACGATCTAACAATGGCTTAATATAATTAACCCACCCTTCATCAGTAATTTTACTTTTTTTAATTTTTGTTGTGTCATGTACTTGTGGAAATTTCCAGTTAGGATCTTTAGCAATAGCTACTCCATTTTTTGCCAACATAATACGAGATTTTTCAAAAGAATCAGATAGAGCTTTTGCCATCATTTCTGCACCTTTATTTCCTGTACTGCCAGGCTCAAACATTTCATCAATTAATGATTTAGGATTTGCACGTTTATATTTTAAAATTAAACGATTAGCATAGGCTTCCATTAAATCACTTTGATTTTTCATTAAGTAAGAAAAGATAGAACGTTGTCGTATTTCTAAATTTTTTAAAATTCGTTTACCTTCTGCTTTTCCATGTAAAGCACGAAAACCTTGTCCAATGTCTATTTCATCATTACTATTTTTATACTGTGATATTAATTCTTTTAATTCTTTTTCTTTAACAACAGATATTGTATTTTCTATAGCTTTAGTTTTTACTTTTCTTTTTTGTGCTAAAAAGGTAGCATTACTTGCTGCTTTCGTTGCTTCTGCATCTGACATAGACTTAGAAAACTGTTCTAAGTTATCATCAAACATATCCAACATTTCTTTTTCTCTATCTTTGCTAACCAATCCATTTTTTGCAGCAGCAATAATACATTCTCTAAAACTAGGCATTATACACTTAATCCTTCACATTTAGCTAATTCATCAATCATTGTTTTTTCATTAACTAATTCATTACGTATTTGTCTCATGGTCAATTCTTTTGTTGTTATTTCACCTGTTTCTTCATTAATTGTTGTTTCTACTGTTACTTTTTCATCTGGTGCTATTTTTCCTTCTTCTAAATATGTTAACATTTCATCTAAGTAATCATCAGAAAAATTATCAATATATCCATCATCAGCAAATTTTGCCATATCATCTTGACTTACTTCTCTAATAGCACTTGTTAATGCAGCATCTAAATCTTCTTCTGATAAACCATAAGGATCAATTCCTTTTTCTTCTAAAATATTTAATTGTTGATCAATCGCTTCTAAATTTTGATTATACTCTGCTAATTTTATTTCATCTCCTGGTCGTACAGGATTTTCACTAATTAAATTTAATATATCATTAATATCTAAATCATCAACAACTCCAGGTTTTGCTTCAGGCAACCAACCATCCTCTCTAGCTCTTGTTAATAATTGATCTAATGTATAACCACCTTTTTTTGTAAAACGAAATGTAGACTTATCTAAAATAGCTTTAACTTCACTAATTTGACCATCATCAGATTTTATTTTATTTCTACCAAGCCATTGTAAAAAATTTTGTGTTTTAGGCTCTTTTGGTGGTTGCAAAGATTTTGGTAGTACTCTTGGAGGAAATTTTTGTTGTTCTATTTCTTTTAATTTTTTTATTTCTTTTTTAGATTCATTTATTTCTTTTTGTAATTTTTTTCTTGCTACAGCAAGATCTTCTGTATCAGCAGTATCTTTTAATGTTTCTTCTTTTGCTTTTATGTTTGCTTCTTCTTGTTGTATCTTTTGTTCTAAATCTATTGCTTTTGTTTCTACTGTTGGATCGTCTGTTAAAACAATAGGCTCATCTCTTGCTACTTGCTCATAGGCTTCTGTAAAATGTTTATCATGTAGTCGTTGACCTTGAGCTGTATTAACGTAAGGGTTTTGTTTTTCTTCTACAATAGCTTGTTGTAATTTATAAACCGCATCTTTGTACGTTGGATTATTTTTTATAGGTTGTGGTAATTCATTATAAATAGTAATTAAATCATCATCACTTATTTTTTCAAATATTTCTGTCATTGGTTGGTTTAAATTAAATTTTTTAGAATCAATTAATTCATTTAATTTTTTACCAACAAAACGTTGAGGAAAAATATTTTTTTGTACTAAATCATTAAAACTATTAAATCCTTTTGAAGATGCTTGTAATACTGGTTTTGCAGCTGCACCAGCACCTCTTGTACCTAACATAAATGTTGGACCTAAAATAGCACCACCAGCAGTTGCCGCAAAAATATTATATAAGGCTTGTCGTGTGCCGTAAGATAATCCTAAATCTTTTCTGTATGATTGTACTTGACCTTCTATTGCTGTAGATCTTGCAGCTTCAAAACCACCTTCCATTAAAGCTGTTTTAACAATAGCTTTTGTTGTTGCTTTAGGAATAGAATAACTTAGGGTTGCTGGTAATGTCATTGTCGTAATAGGATCTGTCATATACACACCAAAACCAGAAACTAAACTTGAACCCCATTTGGTCATAAAACCACGACTTGATCGTTCCATCTCACCAATTAAAAATTCACTTGTAATTGCTTTTTGTTTTCTTTCTTCTTGGAAATCTTGAAAAGTTTTAAATTTTACATTAGGATTTTTTTCTTGCAGTCGTTGTACTTCATTATTCCACCAATCAAGTTGGTCTTTGTAGTTTTGTATAGTGAATTGTCCAAAACCTTTTTTACGTGTTCTTTCATATAAATAAAAAAAAGATTTACTAAGTTTACTTTTTCCAGCTAATTGTTCTGCCATATCATCCACTAAAGGATTAGGTAATTCTACACCAAATGTTTTTTCTATTTCTTTATTAGCAAAATCATAATCATCAACAGTACCACTATATTTTGATGTTGATTGATTAAACTCTAAACCGTGTTGCCATTGCGCTGCTGTTTTTTCATAAAAATTAGTAGGAAGTAATGATCCTCGTTGATAGTTGGATTTTATTCTTTTTCCTTCTATTGCATTTTTTGTATCAAAGAATTGCATTTTATTTTAATTGATTTACAATTTTATTTAAGTCAAAAACAAAAGGATCACTTGTTCCTGGATAATGTAAATACTCAGGATTTTCTGTTAGTTTAGGATCAAATAAAGAAAATAAATATTGTCCTGGTCCAACTGTTTCCCAAAAAAATGCTTCACTTTCTCTTCCTTGTTCATCAGGACCACCAAATACAACATTAGAAGAAACTAATTGCTCTTCTCGTAAATCAATCGTCATAAAAGGAGTAACAGCTGGTAATGTATTTTGACCTCCAGCTATTCTTAATAATTTATCACCATTAGGATTATCAATAAAATGTGTTTCAATTAATTCACCTAAATCACCTTCATCAAATTTTTTATTACGTGAAAATGACGAAGGTAATATAATTTTTTTATCTAACCATGTTGTAAATCCACCAGAATAAATTTCTCCTTTTGAATCATATTTTGCACCAACAGATTCATTCATAATTCTAATAATTCTTTCTTCATTTTGATCTACTAATGAATCAGGAGATTGTCCAGCATCCATCCAACCTTCTGTTAAACCAATAGAAATAATTGCATTTTTTATAGCATTTTGTTTTGTAATAAATGTAGGTGAATTATCAACCAAGGTATCACTAAATTGTTCTGTATACAATCTCCTAAATGAAGAACTTGAAATTAAATTAGGCATAATTTTTTGATCTTCTAATAAAAATCCATTTGCAACATGATATGCAAAATCATTATTTCCGTTATTTATTTGACCGCCTATTTCTGCTAACAATGGAGCTTTATCACTTAATTGTCCAAAAGCTGTTAAAGAGTCAATACCAAAAGTATCATCTATTCCTCTTGCTACATCAATAATTTCGTTAGCTCCTTGTGCGTTTATTAAAATATCACTAAGAGATTCTGCTTCTTGTTTTGTAAAAAATTGAACATCTTCTCCATAATGTGATGCTATTTGTTGTGCTTGTTCTTTTCGTTGATCAACTAAATCAGCAGATATATTTCCTTGATCATCATAAATAGGAATAACATCATCAATAATACCATAGTTTGCAGCTGCTTTAAAAATATCATCTTTTATTGTAGATTCTAAATTAGTATTAATAGATTGAAATAATTGTAATTTTTTTGCATCCATCTCAGAAATATTTGTATTAGGATCGTTATCTGCTAAAATTTTGTTTTGTTGTGATATTAATTCATCTATAACTTCTTCTTGAACCTTAACATTTAAACTTCTAAATCTATCTAAATCACCAACTAAATCAACATGCATTTCTAACTCAGCAATAAGTTCTGGTACACCTTCTGCTAATTGATTTGTTTCAGGATCTATTAATGTTTTTGCTTGTTCAATATATGCCTTAAAAACATCTACATTTCCTCTATTTAATGAATTAATAATTTTATTTTCATCAGATATTAATGATCTAAAACCTTTAATAGTTGCATCAATAGTAGCTTTTTCTTCACGAATACCTTTTTCAATAGCAAGTTCTGCTTGATCTTTATAATCTACAACTTGATCTGTTGTTAAAACATCTGTCCAAAGATTTTTTTCATTATCATCTAACCATCTTTGTGGATTTTCTTTTATTAATTTTTCTGATCGTAAACTATATAATGCATTTATATTTTTTCTTAATTGTTCTTCAGGATTAGTAAGTAATTTATTTTCCCACATTTCTTTTACAATTCCAGTTTCTGATATTAAAGTAGTTTCTGCTTTTAATCGTTCTGATGGATTAGTAGAATATGTTGCTGTATACAATAAATCATCTATTTCTTTATTGTACGTATCTATACCGCTATCAATAACGTTACTTCTAACTGTATTATTAAAGTTAATTTTTGTATCAACAATACTTTTATTAAATTCTAAATCTAATAATTGTTTTGTTGATTCATCTGTTAAGTTATTTTTAAGAGAATCTTTTAGTTTTGTTAAATCTTGTATAGAGTTATTAACATCATCAAAATTATTAGATGTTTGTAAATTAAATAATAAATCATTTGCTCTATTTTTTACTTCACCAAGAACAGTATTTATTTCTTGTTTTTGTTTTATTCTAAAAGCAGCAATTTTAAATTCATTTTCTTGGTTTTGTTGTATTTGATAAACCTTATCTTTATATTTTTGATCTACTTCATATAATTTTTGTTCATTATTTTTTTCTTGTTTGTATGATTGTATTTCAAAATCTGTTTTTTGTTGTAATTTTTTATTTTGAAAATCTAATTTGTTTTGATAATCTTTTTGTGCCAACGATTGCATTTGATTACCTAACCTAGAAATAGCTTGAAAAGGAGCTGTAGCAGCAGTAGTAATATTAGGAATATTTGTTGTTAATCCAGCCGTTCTTGTTGGTGTACCTTTAGCTTCAAATGTTGGAATCTGTACCATATTATTTTATTTGTGTTTCTAGGTTATATCTATTTGTATTTGTTAAATCAGTTAACATTCTATTTTGTTCTGACATTAAATCAGAAAATTTTCTACTCATTGCATATTGTTGATTAATTAATGTCGTGTTATTAATTTTTTGTTGTTTAATTAATTCTGCTTGTTGTGCTGCTTGTGTCTTAATTAAATTTTGTGTTGCATATGCGCCAACTAATGAACCAGCAGCATTAATAAATGATGCCATACGCTGTTGTCTTGCCTGGAACATTGCTAATTCTCCTTGCATACGTGACATAACAGCTTGTTGATTAAAATCATAACTTTGAACAGATGCATCATATTCTATATTAGATATTTCTATTTCTGCTTGTGTTAAATTTTCTGCTAATACATTAAGCGGTGTACCAGTCATTTTAGCACCAGATTTTAAATAGGATATTTCTGTTGATGCTTGTATTTTGTCAAAATCTTTTTCAAATCTTCTGACATTGTTTTGTCCAATCGTATAGGCTTGATCTGCCTTCATTTCATACATAGCAGCATTACGTTCTGCTAGTGTTTGCTGGTAACGACCAGCAGCCATTGCTGCTTGACCAGCTAATAAACTTCCAGCAGCACTTACACCAGCTGCAACAACCATAGGAGGAGCCATTAGATTATCCTCGCATATCTGTAATAATTTTCATTATTTTGGTATTGTTCCATCAATCCTTCTTGTTTCATTCCTAACCATTCTGCAAAACGATGACCAAGAGTAAAGTTTTCTTTTACGGCTGTTTGCAAACGTATTACTTTATAGTCTTTTATCAATTCATTCATTTCTTTTTTTATTATTTTAGCGGAAGAAAATTTGTTTTGCCATATCAAATTTGATGCCATAACCCATCCTTCAAAAACACCTTCCCATATAGGAATAATACCACCAGAACAAATAATGGTATCCTTATCCATTGCTGTAAAAGACATATCAGGAACTTCTAATCCATCTAGGTGACTGTGCCAATCTTTATCTAATTCTGTATGAGGATCATTCATAATATGATTAACCATGTGGTGTGCGTGTTCAGCTTTAAATGGTATTAAGTACATTATCCCTCATTTATTGTTATACGTGGATAGATAGAAATGACTGTTAATGGTAATGGTTGTGTTTGTCTAACAAAGACAAATCCATCTGTATTAAAATCATCCCTAAATTCTACTTGTTTATCACCAGTAAATAATGGCACGGCTGCATCCATAGAAGCAGCACTAGAACGAAATGGTATTCTTTCCATATCATTCAAGTTTGGACCAACTTCTACACCAACAGTTTCGTGTAAACGTAGTGTTACTTCGTGAATACGTTTATCTTTAGATTGTGATGTACCGCCTTCGCCACCAGATTCTGCTCTCATTGTTTGCAAAGTAGAGGTATAAGGTAATCCAATATGTACTTTTGTTGCAGAACGATCTAATGTCACCGCACCACTTGATACTGTTTTATCAGCGTGGGTTGCTCCATTAGCTAAGATTGTAACTGTTTCACCCTCTAGGTGATCTAATCCTGAAATAGTTGTTACTGCACTACCAGAATAAGTTAGTCCACTATCAACATAAAATGCATCTTCCTGATCTGTGCCATAATCAAACAATGTTAAATATTCTACATAGCGTCTTGTTGCACCATTGATAGTACGTTTAACAATCATATAAAATTCATCTTCGTTATCTTCTGTAGGAATAGATGCTACACTTTCTACAACAGCATTTCCTGAAGAAAAACTACCGCCAATAATGTGGCGATGCCATCCTGTTACTTGTTCTGCTCTTGCATAAGTAAAACCAAGTAATGTTCCATCATTTCTAACACACCATAAAACACTGTCAGGTTCTTGCTGATATGACATTTCTATAATACCACCTTCGGTAATATGCTCGGCAAGTAATGTTAGATCTGTTGCCTGGTATTGGTCTATGTTTAGATTGTATGTTAGCTCACGTATTTTTCGTTTTGCTCGTTGTAAAAACATGGTAACGTTTTCTATTTGCACTGCATCTACATTGGCTGCACCATAACTTGATTGGCGTTGTATCTGTACGTTTGTTGGGGTGATAGGTTGTGTTGTACCTGATGCACTAACAACAAATTCACCTCCTACTGTACCAACAATCAAAGAACGTTGAGCAGATAAAAAACGTATTGCATTTACTTTATTGGATGCAATAGTATAAATCATTGCATCTGTATCATTTGTACCAGCAGTAAAATTTTCGTATTGACCTGATTTAGAAAAAAATAAGGCTTGTGGTTGATCAGATGTACCAGCAAAAACTAATCGTTGTTCAAAGAAAGTTACACAAGATGGATGTCCAGTTGTGTCAGAAAAAGAACCAAGTGACCAATCAGTAGATGAGCTTGTAGAACCCATATCAATTAATATTTCTATTGTTACTACAGTTGTTGATGTATATCCTGTAATTTTTCCATAACCATCTCTAAAACTAACTAACCTTCCAACATCTGTTGTTTGAAATCCTGTATCACTATTAATACCTGTTACTGCACTTGCCGTTAAAGTTCTTCCTGTGCCTACAGTATGTGCTGATGTTGAAAATGTTGTTGTTGTTGCATTAGCATCTAAGTATGGACCATCAACAAAATCAATATCTGCTAGTGTCCAGGATGTATGACCTGTTCGTGAAAGTTTTTCTACTTCATGGCTTGGATGCGTAATATACATAACGTCTGCACTTTGAGCAAATTTTAATTGAAACAAATCCGTAGATGCATATGGACTAGATATTTCATAAATTTTATTCGCAACGCCACCAGATGTATAAGCTGTAAAACCTGTTGTATTAACATTGTTTCCATCAACATCTTGTAGTTCAAATGTGTTAGTTGTTTTATTAGCAACTTTAAATGTTTTACCATTAACTTCTGTCATTCCAACAACTTCAGTAATAATGACATGATCGCCATTAGAGTAACCATGGGAGGAAATGGTAACTACTCCTGGATTAGCTTGTGTTATTCCAGTAATTGTTTTGTCAGATTCTGTAATAATGCCTTGGTCTTTATAAAAACGAATGTATTGATTACCAAATTCTAAAATATATGTTTGTGTCGTAGAAAATTCAAAAGGTATTAAGCGTGTTGCATTGGCACTTGTTTTTACTTCATGCACAAACTTTGTGCCTGGTCTACGTGTTACTGCACCATGAGGATGCACTACCATATTTTCTAATGTTTTACATCCATTAAAATATTTACCAATATCAGTTCTACCATCAAGTCGTGGTGATAATTCTCCAGCTGTAAAGTTGGTAAACGAAATGGTCGTTTTTGCCATTTAGTACCTCGAATTGATAAAAGAACTAGAATCTATATTATCGGCTGTACCTTCAGTTGCATCTACAAAACGTGCTTCTCGTAGTTTTTGATTATACAATTCATACATTTGACCAGCTAATGATGTTGATGCGGTAATAGCATAACATAATTCTGACGCTAATCTTGCTGCTATTGTTTCAATCAATAATGTATCATATTCATTCGGATCAGTATTTTTAAAAATATATATTAAATAAATTGTTGTTTCATCGGTTAATAATTTTCTTCCTTCTATTTTAAATTTTTGTCCTGAATCTAAGTCAGAAGAAGATCCATTATGATGACCGCCAACTTTCAAAACACGGATACAATCTGCTGGTAAAGTGTATTGATAATTATATTCATGTGTTGGTGTATCAGAGTCGGCAGCTAATTCTACTCGTTTAATTAAACAATTCCATGTATGTGAACGAAAAACAGAATCACGCACAGATTCATAACGTTGGTTTAGTAATCTTGCATTCTTACTATCTTCTGAAAGAGCTGTAATATTATTAGCACCTAACATATTAAGAGCTGAATTACATATTTCTACTACAGATGCCATTATGATTTCTTATTCCTATTTGCAAAATTTCTAGCTGATTCTACACTCCCAAAACCCCATGCTTTAAGTGCTAGTGCCTTTCTCGTTGGTCTACCTTTATCATCTTTCATTGGACCTTTCATTCCAGCAAATCTAGCAGCAAAAGAAATTCTTCTAGGATTAGTACCAGACTTTACTGGAGATTTTAAGTTAGAACCTTCTGTTCTTTTAAAATATTTTCTACCAGCTTCATTAAGACCGCCTTTCGGATTCTGATATTTTTTAGCAACCATTTATTTTTTCTTTTTAGGAAACCCAGCTTTCATGTTTGCATAAGCCTTAGGTGTTATTGTTGATTTAGATTTTGGTCTTGATGTACCAGCTTTTTTTCTTGCGTTTATGTTTGCGTATAATCCTTTTTTTGCCATATTAAACCTTTCATAGAGGGGATAAAAATCCCCTCTATTCTTTTACAATTATTCAGTTGAATATACAACCCACATATAAATTGTACCAGTAGCTGCTGCGCCACCAGTAGTAATTACAATGTCGGTTTCTGAAGTCACTCTATAACCTACGCCAGTTACCGCTGGTACTGGAGCGCCAGTTGAAGAACCAGCTAACATAGATTGAGATTGACCAGCTACGTTCCAAGTACCAACAACAGTTATATATCTGTCATCATCACCTGAATCGCCAACTTTTAATGTTACACCAGAACCCAATGCGTCACATTTTACAACAACGTCATGGATTGTAGCGTAAGCTGGAATCTTTGCTAAAGTTATATCAGAACCTGAAGCTAGGGAAGATGCTTCGTATGTATCGTGAAATACTCTTAGCTTTCCTCCTACTTGCTCACTACTTGCTTTTACAACAGGAGTTGCAGTCAAGTTAGTGATATTTACACCTTTTACACTTGCCATAATTGCCTCCTATTATTCGTTACAAGGGATTTGAAATACTTTATTTTCTTCCATACGAGTCGCACCAACGCTCATGCAGTAGTAAACTTGTGTGCTGTATGATTTGTCTGCTCTTTCGCTAATTTTAGCTTGAACATCTTTACCAACAGCAAGTTTAATTGCATCTTCAGTATAAGCGAAGCACAGTCTATCGTCAGTATTTGTTGCATCAAAAGGTAATCTGTTTGATGTTACAAATTTAAAGCCTAAGAAAGTGTCAATTTCACCTTGTACTAAAGCTCGTACAGTATTGAAGTCAGCAGAAGTAATTGTTGAGTCACCTAACAAATCAGAAATTTGTTGAGCTCCACACACAATGTATCTTGCTAGACTTGGATCTACATCATTCGCATCAAAGAATTTTTTAGCAGAACGTAGTTTTGCTAAAGTTAATCCATCTGTTTGGTTAGATGTAGCAAATTTAGAGCCTGATGGTAGAGCAACCGAAGTTCCACCACTTACTCCTGTGTCAGCAGCTGCATTAAATGCTGTAATAATTACATCATCCATGCTTCTACCCATAGCTGCCGCAGCAGCTTTAGCGTAAGAGCTTGTTGGATCAATAAGCATTCTGACTTTATCTGAATCGTCAATAAGGTCAGCCCACTCATAGTCATCCAAACTAACTCTTCTTCTGTCGTGAGGTGTGTCTATTTGCGGAGTATCACCATGTCTGCTTAGTTTTTTCTGAGCAGCAGTTACGCCAATTTGTTCAAAAAAAGCGTGTTTACCAGTGATAGTTTCCACATCAACAGTTCCTCTCAACTTTGAACCCATTTGTTGAGAAAGCATAGACACGTTACGGCTATACTGTTCTACAAATGCTGTAGTTATTTGATTAGACATACTAATCTCCTATAAGTTAAGTTGTTAATGCTTGATTGATTTATCCTCACCAGAGGGATCATTCTTCATTTAAGGACTGATAGTCCATCTTCTTTCAGATTGTCAACGGAGTCCATAGGATTATTCCGTTTCTATCCCCAGCTTCATATTCTGAAGTTGGAAAACCTCTTCTACCGCAGCCTGGTGGTTTGGATGATTCTTATTCCAATAAGGATGATCCTTGTCACCAAGAATTTTACTAATTTCTTTTTCTGCTTGAACTGGTGTTATACCACTATTTTCTTCTTGTCCAGTACCTAAATTATCTTCCGAAAATTTTTCTGATAAACCAGATAATGCTTTAATAAAAGCTGGATGATTTCCAAGACTTGTGCCATCTTGTAATTTCATTTCAGCCATATCATCTGCAAAAAAATTTTTAAAAACTTGATTTGCTTTTTGTACCTTGGAATCATACGCTAAACCAAATTCTTTTCTTAGTTCTTGCTCAGAATTTACCTTTGCAAGTTCTGCTTGCTTTTGTAATTCATCCCTTCCTTGGCTTTCAAGACTAGAATAATAATCTAATATTCCTTGTGCTTGATGCGGTAATAAACCTAGTTTATGTGCTTGTGATACAAACTCTTTAACAGGTTGATCACTTGCTCCTTCTTGCACTTCATACTTAACTTCATATCCTTCAGGCGTTTCTGGTACACCCAACTTAGAATATACTTGTTTCCAATCATCCTCTGTTGCGTGTTTTCCTGGAATAGATATTTTATCTGCACCAACCATTTTTTGTGCATGAACTAAGCTCTTTGCCATATCTTCTACATTACGAAAATTTTGCAACGAAGGTTCTTTTCGTAAATCTTCTGGTAATGTTTCTAAAAAATTTACTTCTTGTGTTGGTTGTATTGTTGCTTGTTCTATAGGTTGTTGTTCTTCAGATTGCGGTTGATCTACCACAGTTGTCTGTTCTTCCATGTTATTTTTCCTTTTCTTTTTTTAACATTGATTTAATAAATAAAGTGACGGCTCTCATTCCCTCTAAATTTGCTGCAACATATGGATCTTTGTCAAATGTTGATGTATGTATTCCTGTTCGTTGTTCCAAGTCTGCTAAAACTATTTCTCCTTCTTTAGAAGAAAAGCATTGTTGATACGAAGAACGTAATTCTTTTAATTTATCTTCCTGTTGCGCCACCAGCTAACTCCTTTAATAATGGTGCAGCTTTTCCTCCAGCTTCTGCAAGTTGTGATGTTTCATCTAACTCTGCTTGACGCTGTGCTGCTTCTGCTTGTTGTTGACGTATCTCTGCTACTTCTTGATCAGATCGTAATACTTTTCGTGGTACACCCAATACATCTGTTACGTGCTTAACTAATTTATCACTATCAATGTAATCCATGACAGGCATTGACTGACCTAATGGAGCGATGATTTCTAGTGAACGCAGTATTGCTTGTATTTCACCAGTACGTTGTGATCTTGCTAATGGTGATACATACTCAATATCAACTGTTTGACCTTGCAATGACATTGGTGGTGTTGGTAATATTTCTTTTCTTAGTAAAATATTAAAACAACGTGTAATTAATGGTTGCAACATTTCTGATTGTAGTCTGCCAAGGACAGGAGCAAGTAATCGCATTTTCTCCTCGTTTCGTTGCATAACTTCCGTTGCTGTCATCTGCACATTCTGTGATAATAATAATTGATCTACATAATAGGCTTGTCTGATTGCATTACGTCTTTGTTCTTCTAGGTTAATACCAACAGGTGTATTTGCACCTATGTTTAATGCCTCAATTCTATCTCTACTACCAGATCTATAATAGTTTAAACCACCAGGTTGTGTTCTTACAGGTAAAACAAAACTATCATCTGGTACTAATAATGGGGGATCTACCATCTTTTGTGCTGCTTTAATGGTTGTTTCAGCCATTTTATTTAACATTTTTATGTCTGGTAAGGCTGTCATACTAGGTGATCTGCCATATACTTCTGCACTAGACTCCAACCAACGTGGTACAACAAAAGGAAATTCATTGAATCCTGATACAGATATGATGTTTCCATCCTCATTATCATAGTAAATAGAAGTAAATGCCATAGATTTATTATCCATTTTGTATGGATTGAGTTTATCATTAGGCTTAACACACTGATGTATTGTTACTTCATCATATGGACTATTCTTTGCTGCATCTAATAATCGTTTTGATAGTTTATTTCCAAATCTATTAAATGCCGCTTTAGCGGTCATTTTAAATTCACGATGAACTGTATCTACATACCCTTTATCATTTTCTGCAATATAAATTTCTTTGATATGTCTTGTAGAAAAACGCAATAATTTTTGTTCATCTTCCTCAATCATCATACACGATGTGCCAAACGTACATAGATCTACATACAATTCATGGACTTCTTGTTGAAAGTTAGAACGTGCAAGAGCAATATACATTGCCTGGGTAGATGACTCTAACCATTCTCTACTTTCCTCATCCATGGCTAATGTTTCATCTTTGAAACGCATACTAAACCAAGGTGTTGCTGCATTGGTCAACATTCCATGCAACGAGGAAGAAAGTAATTCTGCGGCGTGTAATGCTGTTCCATCAAAAATAAATTCGGTACGTTTATCTCCTGGTGTTCTATCTATATTAACATCAGCTCTTCTTGGTAGCACATAGTCTGCTATTTCTTGCCAATGACTTTCCCAGTTTCGTCTTTTATTTTTTAATTCTGAAAACTGATTACTTAATTCTGATACATCCATGTTATTGTCCTAATGTTGTTTTTCTTCTATTGTTACCCTTCATTCCTAATAATCCTAAAACTGTTCTATCACTTGTAAAAGGTTTGCCTGATTGTTTTGCTTGAAACATTTTTGTATAATCTTCATATGCTTCTTTAGGTTGTGCAAAATCAGCAGCTGCTTTACCAGCCGCTATACGCATTGGAGCGCCTATGATTGTTGGAGCGCCTATAGATGCAGCAGCAAATATTAATGCTTTTGCTTTATTTTGTGATTTTAACATTTCACTAGAAATTGCTGTTGATGTTAATGCACCGCTTGGATCACCAGTACCCATTGCTGTACTTGTTCCACCAGCACCATATTTTAATCCAGCACCATATGATGTTAGTATTGGTCTACCTGATGCTGTTTTAATAATGTTACCAGATGAATCTTTCATTACTGCACCTTCTACATTTTTTAACGACATATCAATCGCTTCTGCTACTTTACCGCCATACATTTTATTACCAGCTGCTATTTGTTTTTGTTTTTCTTCTGCCGCTGCTTTTTTTACTTTAACCTTATTAACAACATTTTGTTGTTATCTTCTATCTCTTTCACCACCGCCGTAACTTCCGCCGCCGCCTCCACTACTTCTTCCACTTGTTGCTGTACTTGCACCCATTTATTGTCCTAACAATGTTTTCTTTGCTATTTCAGGTTCTGATTCATCACCTGTTGTGCTTGTTAAAATTGTTTCTGTGTATCCTTTTTTCTTTAAACGTATTGCTTCTGCTATTTTTTTCTTTTGCTCTTCTGATAAATCTTCTCCTGTTGCTGGAGGAGGACTAGGAGGAGGAGGAGCTATTGGTGGTAATGGTGGAGCTTTTGGTTTTAAAAATCCCATACTATATCCTATTTCCTAAAGGGTTATAATTTGTGCCAGTAGCTATTTTTTCAAATCTTTTTTGTTCGTTCATATCCAACTCTTGCAAAGCGACAGCACAAGTTCTCCAGGCATCCGCATAATGCGAGGAGTGATCGTGTACTGGTTTAGAAAATACACGTTGCTTATCAATCCATTTACGATGATACCATTTCATCGCATCAAGAAATTCTCTGCAATTACTTCTATCAATAAATGTCTTACTTAGCAAGATTTGTCCAGCATGAATACCATCTTCTAGTGATAATTTTGGACAAACTTTTATTGGTCGCATTCCCATGGAATATGCATACTCTTTCCTAGAGTGTCCAGTTGATAGTTCTCGTTGTTCAATATCATGCGGAAAAACATAATTACGAATATTGTATTCTGTTTTATGAATATAATCAGCATAAAAATCTAATGACTTATTGCTATCAGCGTAACAATTTATAACAAACAATGCTCTTCCAATATGTTGCACAAACAAAATAACTGTTTTATCACTAATTCCTAAATCAAAATAAACATCTACTGGATACCCTGGATCATAAGGAAAGTGTGATATACGCTTTTCATCTTCCATTTTTTGTATAATTTTACCATAAATAGATCCTGATATATTCGCAGTCCAAGAACATTCAAATTCTTGCATATATTGATCTTCTGACATTAGATCTTTTGCGGAATCTAATTCTTCTTGTGGTACTAATCCTGTTTCACTTGCTTTGAACGTACACGTAAACCAGTCAGGTAATGATTTTGCTTCTTCAAACAAGTCATAAAAATTATTTCCCATTCCAGCTGGTGTTCCTATAAAGCAAACTTTTCCACGTCTATCAGCGATTGCTGGTCGGATAATCTCTGCAAACATTCTACCATCCATTTGTGCATACTCATCACACACAACGAAGTCAAAGTATTGACCTCTGGCACTATCAGGATTTTCTGCACCGAATAATGTTATTCTGCCACCAGTAGGATAGTCAGCACGTAGTTCTGTTTCGTTAAACTTGACTCCAGGAATCTTGCGTGAAAATTCTTTTAAGTAATCCCATGCTACTAATTTTGACTGCACCCTTGTTGGAGAAAAGAATGCACCCCTAAAATTCTTTTGTTGGCTTGTTAATGCGAGCTTAATAAGGTGATTAATCGCAAATACTGTTTTACCAGCTCTACGATGCATAACCGCTACAGCGAACCTGTATTCGTCTAGTTTGCCGTGCAGCATCTTTTGTTGTGGTCTAGGAGAGTATGGTATTTTAATTACTTGCATTAGTGTTGTGTTACTCCAATGTTGCCTTCAGGGATGTTGAGTAAAGATACAACGTATAGAGCTGCATTCATTGCTTCTTCTTTATCCTTGAAGTTTAAAAGTTCAATAATAACTTTTTCGTTTTTTTCGTCATGCAATACGAGAGCTTGTACGTCTTTATCCACGAGTGTCTAAATCTCCCATGTTAATATACATCACACCGCACCCAACAATCTGGGTATACGAGAAGGCATATTTGCAAAAAACATAACAAAAAACCTGACTATATTAGGATATGTTACGATAATTTTTATTATTGTAACAGATAATTGGGAGAAAACAGCCATTTATATTAATTAATCTTGTAATCTTTTAAACTATTTTCTTCAACTTGGTCCGAACCTCTTAACTCGTGCGAATGGCTTTCCTCCTTGCGTTTATCAGAACTGACTTTACTACTACTATCATCATCCCAAACAATTTTAATAATCGGATCGCCTACATTTTCATTGATAACTTTATCATTAAAGACACTAACCAACTTTGACGCCATCCATCTTGAATGATGCAATCTTTCCCTACACCATTGAACTTCTTGTGGTTTAATATCCTGGTTCAATAGATCTGTCATTTTATCTAACCAGGTCATTGCTCCAATTCTACGAGCTTCTAATAGTTCCTTCTTAAAATCATCGTCTTTGTTCATCCACTTGTAAACAGTGGTCAAGCCTGGTTGATCTTTTTCCCTACAAATTGACGTTAACGTTTCGCCAAGCTGTATTCTTTCTATAATTATCCTCAATAATTCTTTTGATTTCTTCATCACTTTTATCCTTATACTGTTTTAATTGTTTAAGCGAGTTAATTTTACCTTGGAGCGTTCTTGGTCCTGTACTATAACCCCCATGAAATCTGCATAAATACCTTCCGTTATTCATCAATATACCTTTAGCCTGGCACTGGTTACCATCATATTTCCTTCTTGCCATACACTGGACTTTTTTACTGGGTCTGCCTACCATTTAATTAATTTATATAACTTGTATTTTAATGCTTGACTATTAGCATTTTATGCTATAAATAAAGATTATTAACAACTTAACAAGGAGAAAATATGATTAATACTAATATTGTTAATAAATGGAACTACGGCAAATATTCAAATGATAACTATGGATCTCATTCTCTAGCATTTACAGATAAGTTCAATAATACTTATTATTTTAGTTATGACACTTTAGTTGCATTTACTGGAAACGATGGTCTTGTAATTCGTGAAAATGTTTGGGGTAATACTACTGGAAAACATTTAAACTGGATTAATAAAGA